GTCGAATCGATATCGGCTTTGCGCGTCAGCGTTTATCTGGTGGCGGTAACACACAACAACTATGGGGCGGACTTGAGTTTGGATCTAATCGCTTCAAGCAGTTCCCAAGTTATTCCGGTCGATATGGGCGAGGATCTAGGGGCTGGTTTATTTATCCAACCCTTCGCAAGATTCAGCCTGAACTAACTAATCGTTGGGAAAAGACTGCCGATGAAATTGTCAAGAAATGGGCTAAATAATGGCTAGAGATTACAGAACATTAAAGCTCGAAATTCTTGCTGAGACGAAGCAATTCGTCGATGATATGAAGAAGTCCGAAAAGCAAGTTGAGGGCTTCGGTGGCAAGATGGAGAAGTTTGGCAAAGTTGCTGCCGCTGCTTTTGCCGCAGCTGCCGCAGCCGCTGTTGCCTATGCTGGCAAGTTAGCAATTGATGGAGTCAAAGCGGCTCTTGCTGATGAAGCTGCTCAAGCCCGATTAGCCAAGGCTTTACAGAATGTTACTGGCGCAACTAATCAACAAATTACAGCCGTTGAATCTCAAATCGAGAAAATGTCTTTGGCTTTTGGCGTTGCTGATGATGAATTACGTCCAGCCTTCCAGCGCCTAGCCACAGCGACTGGAGACTTAGCACAAGCCCAAGACGGATTACAGCTAGCTCTCGATATTAGCGCCGCTACTGGTAAATCAGTCGAAGCAGTATCTAATGCTTTAGGTAAAGCCTACGAAGGTAACACCGGAGCTTTAAGCCGACTAGGTATCGGATTATCCAGCGCAGAAATTAAATCTCTTGGCCTTAAAGGGACAATGGATCAGTTGGCCGCCACCTTTGGCGGAGCAGCAACTACTCAAGCAAATACTTTGGAAGGTCAGATAAACAGACTTCGAGTTGGCTTTGATGAGGCTAAAGAATCTGTTGGAGCGGCTCTACTTCCAGCAGTTAAGGCTTTCATCGACTACATAACTAACCGACTTATTCCAATGCTTATCGAAGCCAAAGATAGAGCTCTTGCGCCAATTAAACAGGCTTTTGAGGATAACAAAGAAGCTATTCAGACTCTTTGGCAGTTTACAAAAGATTATCTTGTCCCACTCTTTGAGTTTACGTTAGTCCGCGCTATTGAAGGAGTCGGCAAAGCAGTTGCCGCAATAACGAACATTATTGGCTCGGTTGTCAATGGAATTAAATCCTTAGTAAATCAAGCAATCGAAGCCATTAACACTTTGCTACGAGCTTACAATTCAATCCCGTTCTTAGGCAACGTTGGCTTACTTGGCGGAATGGGTGGCGGTGGTTTTAATGCTGGCGGTGGCGAAAGAGCTGGTGGCTCAATCAGCGCAAGCACAGCTTCTGCTTTGGCTTCAGCCGTTGCCGGAGTGGGCACAAATATCGCTGGCGTAAGTCGTCAAATAACTGGCGGATCAGGTGGAAAAGGTGGCGGCGGAACAGCCGCACAACGTCGAGCCTTGTCTCAAATCGAAAAAGACTTTGCTTCACTTCAAGGATTGGTTGCTGGTTTAACTGGTGGCGGAATTCCTTCAATCGCGCCAGCCAATACTTTCTCAGCTGAAGAATTGCGCTTTGGTCGAGGCGTAACAATCAACGTAAACGCTCCATCAGTAATCGACGAAGTAGGATTTACCCGAGCCGTAGTGGACGCTATGAACAGCGTTGAACGAACTTCAGCTGGCGGATACAGCGCTCTATTTAAGTAATTATGACTCTTTGGAATCCTGAATATCGCGTAAAGGTAAACGGAACTACTGTTACTTCTGCGACCTTAGCCGGGATGACAGTCACCAGCGGCCGAACCGACATCTACGCCCAGCCACAACCCGGCTACGCCAATATCTCACTTTTAGAGACAAACGAATCAAACGTCAGCTACGACATTAACTATCCAATCTCCATAGAAGTTAAGGACACTTCCGGTGCTTGGGTTTTCCTCTTTGGCGGCTTTATTGCCGACCTAGGTATCGAGGTGGCAAATAGCGGTTCAACTGCCCTAAGCCAGCGAATAAACATATTAGCCGTCGGATCATTGGCTCGATTGGCTAGAGCTGTATTCGAGGGCAACTTGGGTCATAACTTTGATGGCGATATGATTTATGAAGTCTTATCCGGAGTCTTGTTTGATACTTGGGACGAAGTCCCAGCCGCTACAACTTGGAACGATTATGACCCGACTGTTACTTGGGCTAATGCGGAAAATAGTGGATTGGGCGACATCGACCAGCCGGGCGATTATGAGCTTCATTCGCAATCTAACCTCAATGAGACTGTTTATTCTTTGGTTAGCCGATTGGCTACTTCCGGCCTTGGTTATATTTATGAAGACGCTCAGGGACGTATTGGCTACGCCGATAGCACTCACAGATCTCAATATTTAGGAACGAATGGCTACGTCGATCTTGACGGCAATCACGCAACTGGCCCGGGTCTTAACATTACTAAGCGAGCTGGGGACGTTCGTAATGCCATCACTATTGGCTATGGCTCGACTGGCAGTTCCACAGTCACAGATTCCGACCCTGTGTCAATTAGCGAGTTTGGCCAATTAGCTTCGACCATTACCACAACCCTTCGCAATCAATCAGACGCCGAAGACCAAGCCGCCTTCTATCTTGCTATCCGCGCTTATCCTCAATACCTTCTAAAGCAAATCACTTTCGAGGTTCATAGCCCCGAAATCGACAATGCCGACCGAGACGCTTTATTAAACGTCTTTATGGGACTTCCCTTAAATATCCAAAACCTGCCATCCAATATGGTTGGCGGTGAGTTCCAAGGATTCGTTGAAGGTTGGACTTGGACAGCTTCTTACAACCGCCTAAGACTCACTCTTAATGTCTCACCTATCGCTTACTCTCTCCAAGCCTTCCGCTGGAACAATGTCCCGGCAACCGAGACTTGGCAGACAATATCCCCAACCCTAGATTGGCTTAACGCTACAATAGTCGCTTAAAGGAGAACAATGGCAACGACAACGAATTACGGCTGGACAACGCCGGACGATACAGCTCTCGTCAAAGATGGCGCTTCTGCCATTCGGACACTTGGCTCTTCGGTTGATACGACAGTAAAGAATCTAAATCCTGAAACAACTCTTGGCGATATTTCGTATCGATCCTCAACCGCTAATACAAATACTCGATTGGCAATTGGAACAAGTGGACAGGTTTTGACTGTTTCAGGTGGCGTTCCGACCTGGGCTACCGCTTCAAGTGGCGGAATGACTCTAATTTCTGAAACAGTTGCCAGCGCTGTTTCAAGTCTTTCACTATCTTCAATTCCATCAACCTATAAACAAATAATGTTAGTGTTTTCTGGCATAACTCACTCAAACAACTCAAGTGCATTTGATTTAAGATTTAATAATGATAGTAGTTCAATATATGTAAATATGTGGATGAAATTGTCGGATGGAGCGTCAAATAATGCTGCTTCCGGCGGCACAACTAGTTTAGTTGGTAATGACACAACTTATAGCATTTTCGGTTATGGTAACGGAACGGCTGGCCTACAAAGAGCTAACACTGGTGTTTTGATAATTGACAATTACGCGAGCACAACAAAATTGAAGACAATTTATGGAAATTGGGGCGGCGGCGTTGATACTTCATTTCTTCAAGTTCCGCAATATTTGGGATTGTTTAATTCAACATCAGCAATTACTTCAATAGATATTTTTAGAGTTACCGGTGCTGGAACTTTTTCTAACAACACAAATACTTCAATTAGATTATACGGAGTTTCATAATGAGTAAAATTATTGTAAATGTTTCAACTGGTGAAATTATTGAAAGAGAATTAAATGATGACGAATTGGCTCAACAGGCTATTGACGAGGCTGCCGAAACAGCGCGTCGATTAGAACTAGCCGCCAAAGCACAGGCTCGCCAAGCAATTCTCGACCGCCTTGGTCTAACCGAAGAAGAAGCGAGATTGCTACTTGGCTAAGTTATGCCGAGCTGGTGTCCAACTTCGAGAGCAGATTGATGACGATTATCCGAGCCGCGATCGCCGTAGCGATGGTTGGATTGCTGATAGTCGCCATCTCGCTAAAGGCACTTCAGACCATATCCCGGTGGATGGAATCGTCAGAGCTATAGATGTTGATTCCGACCTTCAAGCTCACAAAGAAGAAGCTCACTCACTCGCCGAGCGAATTAGACTTTGCGCGAAGCGAGGCGACAAGCGAATCAAATACGTTATTTATGATGGCCGTATTGCTTCCAATCGTCTCCGCTGGCGTTGGCGTAAATACACCGGAAGCAATCCGCACAAGTCCCACATCCACATAAGTTTTAATCCATCGGGAGATCAAGACGGAAGTTGGTTCGACCTCGAAGGGAAAAATAAATGAAAGA